TAGTGGTTGAATACTTTTAGGAGATGGGAAAAAGGGTATTCCTAGAACTAGACAAACTGTTGTAGTAGCGGGTCCTAATTCTAATGTATCAGTAGGTGATGAAATTGAGATAAATTTTAATTCATTTCCAGTAAAAAGAAAAACTCCTTCTCTTAAAATAGGTCCAGATAATGAAACTATAATTCTACCTTTAGAAACTATTGATGAAGAAGACTATTTCTTTATTTCTTCTCGTGAAATTAAATGGAAATATAATAAATAGAACTATGAAATATTTCTTAGATACAGAATTTCATGAATATAAAAAGAAACCTTTAATAGGTAAAGCTATTGATACTATTGAGTTAATTAGTATTGGTATAATTAGTGAAGACGTAGTTAATTCTTACACTTTGCATTATACAGGTAAGAAACCTAATATTAATGAAGGGGTTGATAATACTTGGGACAGAAAAACAAGTACAAATTTTGAGGAACTTCAGAACGAAGCTATTAGAAAAAATTCAAAACAAGATGGTTGGAAAGTTAAGGAAAATAAAAAATCAGGAGAATATTATGCTATCTGCAAAGAATTTGATTTAAAAGCTGCTTGGAATAATGAATGGTTGAGAGAGAATGTTTTAAAATCTATTTGGATTGAGTTAGAAATAAAACATCTACAAGATTACAATTCAGTATTATATATTATGAATCAAGATGCTGATTGGAAAACTTTGATTAAAGAAGAGTTTTTTAAGTTTGATAGATTAAAGAATTTATTAAAAGAATATGGTAAAACTAAAAAACAAATAGCTGAAGATATATATGATTTTTGTATTACTTATGATTCAACTAAATCAGTCAAAGAAAATAATCCAGAATTTTATGCTTATTATGCAGATTATGATTGGGTAGTATTTTGTTGGTTATTTGGTAGAATGATTGATTTACCAAAAGGATTTCCTATGTATTGTAAAGATTTAAAACAGATACTTGATGAAAGTGCTGTCAATTATAGTAATACCAGAAAATTGGAACCTTCTTTAAAGTTATTAAAAGAACATACTAAATACCCAAGACAAGAAAATGAACATAATGCTTTAGCAGATGCTAAATGGAATTATGAATTATATAAATTTTTAAACAGATTAAATGATTAATTTATTCTCATTAGGTGAAAATTGGGATGTTGTAATAAGACCAGAAGTTCTTGTTCTTAAACCTTTTAAGAAAGTAATGTCTAAATATAAGATTAAGAAATATGGTTTAGCTGAACTTTCTTATATTTATTTTATGGTAGATTTCAGATCTACGTATTTAGATATTGTAGATGAAAAGAGAAGGACTTCTACTGTTCTTGAAAATATAGTAGATTCAGATAAAATTATTATAAATAAAATTACTAAAGATGCTATAGAATTTTATGAAAGAGAACAACCTTCTATGTCCCATAAGCATCTTAAATCTATGAAAAGGGCTTTAGTAAATTTACAAGAAAGTTTATCCAATATAAATTTATCTATAGAGATGAAAAATCCAGTTACAGAAGAGTTAGAACCTGTGTATAATACTATGGATTTAAATAGAATTACTACTATAATCAAAGACTCCCCTAAACTTATATCAGCTATTAAAGAAATGGAAAAACAAGTTAAAACAGAACTTCAAGAGAATACTACTCATGTAGGTTCTGGAGAGAAAAGTATATATGAAGATGGATAAAAATACTTTAGATTTGATTAAACAGAAAATAAAAAATATGTTTTTTGTTTCAGCTAAAAAGCTATATGGTCATTTATTTACAGATAAAGAATTGATTGATATTATAATAGATAAAGAGGATGAATCATAAATGTAATAAATGCTATCAACAAGCTATAGTTAAAATAGAGGAAGGTAATAGAGAGTTCTGTTTAGGTTTAAATTATGAAATAATTAATAAAGTTAAAAATTGTACTGAATTCATTGATGATTTATTAGTACAAGAACCTATAGGGACAGAGAAAAAGATTTTAAGTTTAGAAATTCTTTTTAAATCTAAACCTTCTGAAAATAGATTATCTACAACATTAAAAAATATTCATAATGAAGTAGTTCTTCTTCGTGCTTGGGCTAGAAAGAAACATAAACCGAAATTAAGAAAATAATGATAGAGGTAGAAAGAATTAGAACTTTAAATGTAAGAATACAAGGCCAAGATATTGATAATTTTATATCTATTATGGAAAAATTGTTAGTTGCATCTAAGCAATCAGGATTTAAAAAACCTTTTACAGTAGAAGAAAGAGCAACTATTTTGGGTGTAGCTGATAGTTTAGAATTAGACAAACCTAGAGAAGTTAATATTAATTCAAATAAAATTATGGGTAATTTAAATAATACATCAACTAAAGATTTAGAAAAAGAATTAAGCAAAAGGAAAGATAGAAATTTAGGAAGATGTCCTAAATGTAGAGGTAAATGGCCAATTATTATGTCTCGTTCTAGAAGCTGGGCAGAAGAGCCACATTGTTTTGGATGTCGTAAAATAATAGAAAGTTGTACTTGTTAAAAATAAAAATATGAAAACAATTTGTATATACCATTCAAGAGATTTAGATGGTTTGATGTCAGGAGCTATCGTTAAAAAAGCTATTAAACATCATGTATTAATAGATTTGAATAATGGAGAAGAAGGAGGTAAGATGATTGCTAATCCTGATATGTTGTACATGTTAGGCTGGGATTATGGGGATGAAATACCTGATTTATCAGCATACGATAAAGTAATAATGTGTGATATTAGTTTTCCTTCTGGTATAATGTTAGATTTAAGAAAAAAACTTATATGGATAGACCACCATACTTCTGCTATAGATTCTGTAGTAGATTATGCTGATGAATATGCTTATATAGATAAAAATACAACAATAGAAGAATGTATTGTAGGTATAAGAGATACTAAATTTGCAGCATGTGAATTAACTTGGAAATACTTCTTTCCTAATGAAGAAATGCCTGAAATAGTTAGATTATTAGGTAGGTATGATTGTTTTGGTCATAAGGGAACGGAGGAAGAAGAACTTGTATTGTTGACACAATATACTGCAAGAGCTTATCTTCATAACTACATGGATTGTTACAAACAATTACTAGATACTTCTAATAAAGATATGTTGCATCTTAATATGAAAATAAAAGGTGAATCTATTTATCAATATCTTTGTTCAGAAGCTAAACAAATTTATAAAAGAGCTTTTCCTATTGAATTACTAGAAATTATAGGGTATAAAGAAGGTAGAGATTCTTTTAAATCCAAGGATAGAAAATTTCTTTGTGTAAACCAGTCAAGATTTAATCCTATTAATTTTGGAATAGATTATCATAAAGAAGGTTATGATGGATTTGCTTGTTTTCATTATGAAAAAGGAAACTGGATGTGGTCATTATATAATGATAATGGAGAAGTAGATTGTTCTCAGATTGCTAAACAATATGGTGGGGGCGGCCACATGGGTGCTGCAGGATTTGTACAAGATGAATTGAATTTAAATTTTTAGTAAAGAATGGAAAATAAAAAAATATGTTATAAGTGTGCTGGAGTTGTGAATGATAATAGTACTAATTATGCTTCAGGAGAATATCCATGTAACTGCAGTAAAAGTATTGATTTGACTTCAATTCTTATTTCTTGGTTAAAGAAAAAAGCTCAAAAAAGAAAAATGTCTAAAATTGCTGGAGATTTACAATTAAAAATTAATTGTGAGAATGGAAGGGAAATACAAAATTCCAAAAGTAATAGGTGATTTTAATATAGGTACTGAATATCAAGTAATGTATTTAGATGGTACTTGGGGTAAACCTATATTAGTTTATAAACTATGCTGGTCTGTAAGAATGGATTTAAAAGAATTGATTAAAAATGATAGAATTAGAATTATAGATAATGGAAAATAAATATTATATACCAAGTATAGAAGAATTTCATGTTGGGTTTGAATATGAACAAGATTACTCTATAGTACAACGTGATCATGAAGCACTAGAAAATCCTTGGGGATATAAAATATTTGAAGTAAAAGATTATGAGTTTATAGATCATTTAGTAGAAACTAAATTTGCTAGAGTTAAATACCTAGATAAAGAAGATATAGAAAGTTTAGGTTTTCACAGAGATTATGTTAGAACTAAATTAGTTGCAAATATTGGATTTTGGATTAAACGTAAATATGAAGATCATTTTAAATCTGATAAGTCTGATTTATACGCTACTTACAGTACCTTAACTCATATACTTAGTTTAACTAGATTTACTTCAAGTTTAGATTTTGAAATTAAAAATAAATCAGAACTTAAAAAGTTATTAAAACAATTAAATATAAATGATAAGTAATATCGAACAACTAGTTAAACCTGGTACAGAAATTCATAGTGATTTAGTGGAATGGTTAGATACTGTTCCACTTCTTTCTTGGATGATATCTAAAAATAGAACCTATGCAAAAAATTTAAATAGAGATGAATCAGGTAAAATAATTGTTGATATTACTAAACCTCATATATTAGAAGATGTAAATTATTTTAGAGAAGCTGCTATAGCTTTTGAAAAATTTGGAAAATACACAGATTATTACCCTTCTAAAAGTCCTACCTCACCTTACCGTAAATTTTGGGATGAAGAAATAAGAAGGTGTAAAGATGGTTATGTACGTAAGTCTGATGGAGAATGGATATCTGGTTATTATTATTTTTACCTTAACTATTCTCCAATTTTAAAGACAGAAGTTATAGGAGAAAGAAGTGATGACGGTACAATCCAAGCAGAGCGTGTAGAAGGATTTCCTGACTTTTGGGATGGTGATTATCTATTTTATCATTATGTAGATCAAGCAGAGAAAGCTGGAAAGTATGGTACTGTATTAAAAGCTAGAGGAAAAGGTTATTCTTTTAAAGCTGGATCTATGTTATGTAGAAATTATTTTCTATTTAAGAATAGTAAATCTTTTGCTTTAGCTGCTGATAAAGAGTATTTAACAACAGACGGGATACTGGATTCTAAAGCTTGGGATAATTTTAGTTTTGTAATAAGTAATGCTGGTTTTGCAAAAAAGCTTACTATTACTGATACTGTAATGCATAAAAAGTCTGGATATAAAAAGATAGGTTCTTCTGGAGAATATGGTTTTAAATCAGAAATTATAGGAGTTACTTTAAAAAATGATCCAGATAAAGCTAGGGGTAAAAGAGGTAAATTAGTAGTTTGGGAAGAGGCCGGCTGTCACATAAAAGGAACTAAAGTAATTATGTATGGTGGTTCTTTAAAAAATGTAGAAGATATAGTAATTGGAGATATATTACTAGGTCCGGATAGTAGACCAAGAAAAGTATTAAAATTACATACAGGAACTGATCATATGTATGAAATAAAACCTAAAAATGGTCTATCTCAAATTGTAAACAGTAAACATAATATTTATGTTGAATATCAGGATTATTACAAAAAAGAAAAAGCTGTTAGAAAGATAATGACTCCTATAGAATATCTTGACATAATAAATAAATATCCTAAAAGAAAATATCATTATTCTTTACTTCGACCTGATATTATAGATTTTCCAAAACAAAAAATTCGTTTAGATCCTTATATTTTGGGCTTGTGGTTAGGAGATGGTGAATCAGATAGGGCTAGTTTTTCTAATATAGATTCAGAAATTATAAATTATTTAATACAATTTACAAAGAACAATAATTTAGGAATAACAATAAAAGATATAAAAGGGACAGATTGTAAAAGAATTAATTTTAGGGGGGATGGAGTCAGGCAAAATAATTGGGTAAAGAAAGAATTAAAAAGTATGGGATTATTAAATAATAAAGATATCCCTGGTAAGTACATATATACAGATAAAGAATCTAGATTAAAATTACTGGCTGGATTAATAGATTCTGATGGTAGTTACAATAAAAAGAAAAAAGCAATTGAATTAACACAACATGAAAAAAGAAAGCATATAATAAAGAAGGCTGCTTATATAGCTAGAAGTCTTGGGATGAAAGTATCTTTAAAAAAGAAAATTTCTAAACAAAGAATTCTTAATGGTAAAATTATTAAAGGGGGAGAGATACAATGGAGAATGGATATATTATATGGTCATGAAAGTATACCTTGTTTAATACCTAGAAAACAATCTACAGATAGAAAAGGATTTTTAAGGAATAATTTATCTACTAGATTTAATATTGAATATTATGGTGTAGATAATTATTATGGATTTACTTTAGATGAAGATCACTTATTTTTAACAGAAGACTTTACAATAACACATAACTCTTTTCCTTATATATTGAAATCCTGGAGGTTAGCTCAAAAATCTATGGAAGATGGGTTTAGAGTTTTTGGATTTATGTTATCTTTTGGTACAGGTGGAGAAGAAGATGTAGATTTTATAGGTTTAGAAAGTTTATTCTATTCTTCTAAAGCTTATAGAGTTTATTCAGTAAACAATGTTTGGGACAAAAACTCTGAGTCTGGTGAATGTGCTTTCTTTGTTCCTGATTATTTAAATAGAGCAGATTGTTATGATAAAAATGGTAATTCTAATGTAACTAAAGCTTTAGTAGAAGTTTTAAAAAGAAGATTAGAAGTAAAATATAGTTCTAATGATACTACAGACTTTGCTCAGGTAAAAGCTGAAGAACCAATTACTCCCCAAGAATCTGTTATGAGAACAGAAGGAACTATATTCCCTGTAGCAGATTTAAAAGAATATCTCGCTTCGATAGCTCCAACTTTAGAACACTTTGTTGGTCCACATTATATAGCAGAATTGAACTGGACTAGTTCAAATTCTGTAACATTAAAACCTAAATTTGACATTAATCCAATTAGAGATTATCCTTATAAAGGTAAAAATAAAGAAGGCGCTATAGAAGTTTTTGAATTAGCTAAAGTTATTGCTGGAGAAAGTAGACCTACTTTGGGAAGATATATCGGTGGGTGTGATCCAGTAGATGACGATGAAGGTACTTCGTTATTTAGTGTTTATATAATGGATTTATTTACAGATAGTATTGTTGCAGAATATACAGGTAGAATGTCTAAGGCTGAAAGTAATTTTGAAATTGCTTTAAAGTTGGCTGTATATTATAATGCTCAGATAAATTATGAGAATAAATTAAAAGGTATGTTTGATTTCTTTAACAGAAGAAATGCTTTAAACTATTTAATGGATACTCCGGAAGTTTTAAAAGATATGGAATATATTAAACAGACTCATCTTATAGGAAATAAAGCTAAAGGTACACCTCCGAACCCACAAATTAATAAATGGGGAAGGAGATTACAGGCAGATTGGATGATGTCAATCAATGAACATGATCCGGATAAAAAGTTAAATTTACATAGAATCAGAACTATAGGTTATTTAAAAGAATGCATACAATGGAATATGGATGGAAACTTTGATAGAGTTTCTGCTGGTATAATGTTATTTATTGCAAGAGCTAATAAATTAAAATTTGTAGAAACCAATAAACAAAATTCTAAAAATAAAGATGAAGATGCTTATTCTTCTGACCCTTTCTTTAGAGATAATCCAGCTTCATTCGAAATAGGGGAAACTGGTGGATTAACTATAAGTGATATTTTTGATATGTAGTGATAATTCAGTAGATTTGTATAAAATATTTTTATTATGGATGTTAATTTACCTTACCAAAGAAAATCTTTTAAGAGTAAAACACGTAAATGGAGAAAAGAATGTGTTGATGCTTTAGATACTTCTACTTCTCTTTATAATAATGACTCTACAAGAAGAAGAATAAGAACAAAAATAATTAATCAGGAATTATACGAGGGAAAATTAAATGTATCAGATATGGTACAGATGATAAATCCTTATGGAATAGCCGCTGAAACCATACCTACAAATATGGCTCATCATCCTATTGTAGCTCCAAAAATAGATTTATTAGTTGGCGAAGAATCTAAAGGGCCTTTTCCTCATTCTGTTATTGTTGGTGATAGTGATGGAATCTCTAAAAAACAAGAAGAGAGAAAGGAATTAGTAAATTCAAAAATAACAGAACTTTTAGATAAAGATGCTACAGAAGAAGAAATTCAAGCCGAGTTAAAGAATTTTTCTATATACTTACGATATGAATGGAAAGATATTAGAGAAGTTAGGGCAACTAAACTTTTAAAATATTATTGGAAAGAGCAGGATTTCGATTCTAAATTTACAGAAGGTTTTAAAGATGCTTGTATTCATGCAGAAGAAATCTATCAAAGTTCTATACAAGATGGAGAACCTATTTTAGAGAAATTAAATCCTATTAAAGTACATACTGTAAGAGGAGGTTACTCTAGTAAAATAGAAGATTCTGATATAATTGTTATTGAGGATCATTGGTCACCAGGAAGAATTATAGATACTTATTATGACAAGCTAACCAATGACGAGATAGATAGAATATCTAAAGGTTATACTTCTAAACAAGGATCATTTGATCAGCAAGATTTCAGGAATTCATTTATAGTATCTGAAGGTGAAATTACTGAAGGTTATTTACAGATAGCTGAAGTTGAAGGGCATAAGTGGAATAGAAATTTTTTGGATAATGATGGTAATGCTAGAATCCTTAGAGTATATTGGAGTTCATTGAAAAAAGTATTTAGAGTTAAATATTTTGATGAATATGGAGATTCTCAACATAGAATAGAATCTGAAGAGTATATAGCGGATCCAGCTAGAGGGGAAGTATTAGAACCTTTATGGATTAGAGAATGGTGGCATGGTTGTAAAATTGGATCAG